GATAGTAACACCTGTAGTGCCATCATGAGTCAGCGTAGCGTCAGCACCATCCCCCAGAGACAAAATTGCACCGTCAGACTTCAGCTTTACATCGTTCCCGACTACAGCGTCCTTGACGACGCTCAAGCCGCCATCGGTCTGCAAGGAGCCATCTGCGGTAGAGGTCGCGTCGGTGCCGTCATCGGTCTTGACGATACCACTGGCGGTGATCGTGGAGGCAGTCAAAGCAGCGGTGGCAAGCGTCCCCCCAGCGACCGTCAGCGTATTGCTAGAATGAGTCAGCGTCACGTCCGCGCTATTGTAATCGAAGACATGACCTGACGGCAGATTGACTGTCGTTGCCAGCACTGTCAGATCCTGCCCGGTATCACCAATATTATCGGTATAGACGTTGGCCCAGCGGACAGAGGTGGTACCCAAACTGTCAGTCGAATCAGTATCAGAAACGATACTACCTCCAGACGTAATTCCTGTTGTAGGCGCTGTAGCATTATCGGTAGAGATGCCGCCCACAAATCGAACATCGTTGTAACCATCTTGCACATCGAAGATGACACCGTCTGCCCCACCAGAGATATTGGTCGAGTTTAGCTCAAAGGCCGTATTCGAAGAATCATAGACAAACCAGTAGTCGGTGCCGGCGCCAAATGTGAGCTTATCATCATCTCCAATAGACAACACATCACTAGTTAGCCCTAACCCAGAAGCCCCAATCCTAAAAACCTCAGTAAAAGTTCCTCCAATCATAGTCTTAAAGACCATATCAGCATCTTCAGACCCGTCGCTAACATCAGTAAAGATAGTCTCTATCTCACTATATGTTATAGTTTCAGGAGTCCCCGCATCATTATACCCCTGAAACTGTAACTCAACCCCATCGTTATCCGCGACAGTTCCCGACCCAGGAACATGCTGGAATTTGCTAGCAGTTCTAACTCCCCCAGCAGCCGCAGAATCATTTTTGAAGGTCTTCAAACCTGTAATTGTCTGAGCAGTAGACTTGCCAACAACACCATCTGAACCAGACAGGTCTATATTAGCCTCATCAATATTCGTAGACTCTAAAAAGGACAGAATGTTGGTAGTCCAATCCGTAACCTGCGCAGCGTCCATAGCGTCGCCAGGATTAGGAAGATCCGTATCTGGTCTGGTTACTGTAGCCACTGTGTTTCTCCTATAATAGCGCGCAAGAACTTAATTTTCGAGCGGTATGTATTCAACTTGATACCCATATATACTAGCAGGATCAGAGCTAGACCATTCGGGAGCGATAGTTTCACATATTCTATTTATAAAGAAGTCTGCCCTTCGCGACTCATGCCCCGGCCATACGCTGCCTGCGGCGTTCCAAGTCGCATCAGTGTTCCACGATTGTGTAACGCCTGTAACCACAGAACCGGATGCCCCTCTAGGAATCCGACCCTCGTCTAGATGAGCACTAAAGGTGACATTCTGGTCCCCTACCCTCTTTCTATAGAAGGTAGTTATGTTTAGCACTTTCTTGTGCTTGTTGGGGAGCCCTAAATCATTAGGCGCCATCTTAATACGCCATGTATATCCAGTATCATCATCAGTGATATAAGTGGACTTGTTACCCTGATATAAGAATCCATCATTCCCCGCTAGCCAATCTAGCTCTTCATCATCCACCTGAACAGACGCACCATAATTAAGTGTCTTAACAGGTATATCAGTCCACACATCATCCGTTTCCCAGTCCCATACTAGGATCCGATCGTGGCCAGTACTATTATCAGCAGAAGAGCATAGGAAACGTACCTGATGATCCTTCTCCCTGACCCAGCATTGCATACTACCATATCTACCCTTATTCAAGGCTAGCCAGAACTTAAGATCATCATTATTAACAATCCTAAAGTTAAGGCTCTTATCAAATACTACTATACCCTCCTTCGCAACACAAACAACAAACTCTGGCCGAGCCAAGATACCTAGGGTACTAATAGGACTGAAGCCCCTCTGCACACCTTGCTCATGGAGTCTAAAGTCCAAAAAGCCCAGCTCGGAGTATTCTATCTGTCCTGGGTACAAACCATCAGCCTTAAATATAAGCGCATAGCCCCAGGCGTCTACAGCCCCTATGATCTTAGGACCTCCATCGTAGACCTCATACCTGTTGGTAGACTGCCAGGTGTTGATATTAATCTCAAAGGTTTCTCTGTCAATATCACACCAGCGTAGTCTAGTAGGCTTGTACACGCCTCCTTCAGTAGTTCCGTAGAAGATCAGCAAGTTCTTATGAGTAAAGAACCCTTCAGCCTTTGTAAAAGGTATATCAAAGCCAGATCTAGTATCTGTCAAATCAGCTGTGTTGGCAGAGCCGTCAAAATACCTGGCCATGTCTTTCTTATTATTTATAATAACCTTATCTTTTATAAAACCAAACTGGAAGCGCTGCTCATTAGTTCCTGTAAAAGCACTTCCCGTCTTGTCTGTTCTGGTGGAGCCATCATCAGTATAAAACTTATCCGCCGTGGTTACTATGTTATGTGTAGTTCCTGACGCAAAGGTTGCCGTAAAAAGCCCTGTCGCTATTTCACCTGCCGCCAGCTGTGTATCTGAATACTTTACAGTGCCAAAACGAGCCTGCGCTATTCCAGCTTCTGAGATATTCACGTTATTCAGAGTCTCACAATGCTCTGGCGTCAGCCTAGGATCTGGATAGACCCACCTAGACCTACGTCCCAAAATCCTAAACATCGAGGACGTTACAACCTCGGGATCTGCTATGCGTAAAGGCGCTACCCCTATAGCTTGAGTCATTGGGCAAGACCCATGTCTACACCCCTAATCAAGGGGCTGTTGGGTCTTTGGCTCCACCCCTGGGCCGCAGCTTGGACGTTAGCAAAGACGTGAAAGCCTCCCTGAGTATCATTAGTAACGCCCTCAAATTCACGCCATCTCCGTTCAAACGTAGACCGATGTCTATCAGCTACAGAGCTTTGTCCCAAAGTAGGAAGAAGGTCCATAGTAGTCCCAAAAACAAGCAGATCGTGGAACTCTTGATCAAACTCCGGCCAATCCTCATCATTGACTAGAGGAGGTTTACGCATATCAGCGCGGATTGTATAGGTAATAGCTGTATCCCCTACACCTGGATGGAACTCTATCCATTCATAATCTGGGGAGTCCCAGAATGTAGGAATAACTGCTATTGTATTTGCATCATCATCTTTAACCGTAACGTTACCGGAGAAAACGATGCTCGTCCCAGGCACCTTAGTCACGCGCTCTATGCCTAGTGTAGAGTCATAGCTGTTAGTAGTAGTAACAGCTGAAGTCCCGCTAAGCTGTACAGTCTCTGTAATAAGGACACCTGCAGTACTAAAGCCCGTTATTCTTATCTTATAATCCTGTCCAGAGTCACTGGCATTATCACTTACAAACGATATAACTCCATCACTATTTGGAAACTTCTCTACCCCCCGTATACCGAGGGAGTAAGACTCTCTAGGCGTCCCTGTTTCCGTAGTTCCAGGATGCTTCCTATCATACTCCCTTGCTGTAGTTCTCCAGACAAAGCTGGGAGTAGTAGGATCTTCTATATTTATAACCTTACGGACATAAAGGGGCAGACCGTGTTGGCTTTTACTAGTCGCCGGCGTAAAGCTAAATTCCCTATGCTCATGGGCAACTTGGCCAGAATCTAATATCCTCTTATAAACATCGTTTATTGACCGCTTGAGGATTTTTGTAAATGCCCCAGTGTCATTCTGCCCAGCATAGCTGGCTACTGCCTCTCTTATTTCACTAAAGCGCACTGGTTATCTCCTAGGTAAACTGCCCCCGATCTTTTTAGCGTCTTCAGAACTTTTAGGATCTCCCGAATCGGTAACAGAAACAACCTCTGGCTCAGCTGTGTCAGTTGCTGATGGCAGGGCCTTTTCATAGAAGTCAGCCCCACTCTCTTGCAATACCTTCTGGCCAGCCTCCCAAACCTGCTGAGCCTCTGGTGACGTGTTACCGGACATATTCTGAGCATCCTGCCCCGCAGCCATAACACTCATCATCTTCTGAAACATACCCGTAAAGCTGTCATACATCTCAGTCTGTGACGCTTTGCGCTTTTGGTCCTCACTACGAACCAAGTCAATACGCCCTTGAGGCCCGTCAGTTTTAAAAGCCTTATGGATACGGAACTCCCACTTGTTAAACATCGGGATATTCTCAGCAGGATTCGAGTCCATGTAGGCATCTACCTCATCCTCAGACATTGGAGGGCGGCCTTGAATAATACCCACCTGCGAAGAGTTAGTTCCGTGCAAGTCTATGTAAATTCCATGATCTACGTTTAGTGCTTCAGGCTCCCCAGAAATTCCAAGACCCTGTATTCTTGCGCGCCTAGCCCCAGGCAAAGCAGTATCAGCAACTATCTGCTCATACCACAAATTATCTGGCTGAAAGTCGGCGCGAAGAGGGTCAGTAGATGTATATTTAGTCATTACAACTGTACTCTTCTGGGCAGCCGTTAATTCTAACTCCACTCCCATTGCTAGATCCTTTTCGCCCTTTGTCTCGGCTTCGTGGACAGGATCAAGGACTACGGGACTCATATCAAATCCTTTCTTTTAACTACTGAACATTATGTTCAAGAGTTGTTATATGCTATAAATTATGGTATACTAAAACCACCAAAATTAACCTGGCAGTCTGCTGCACTACCTGAAATAACTGCACTCACCGCATTTCCAGCCGTACCTACCCAAAGGCCGTTGTTGCTAATCTCAGATATAGATGCGATATTCGCTGAGTATCCTACTGACAAGTCTTGGGCCGCTGCTGTACTACCGTCTGTTGTAGTAGTAGAAGCGTACACAATACCCACTTTAAAAAGTAACGGGAGCGGAAAACTCCTGTGCACCACCCCATTAGCTGTATTTGGTATAACATAATTAGGTACAGTAGTTCCTACTACAACGTGAGAAGAGGTTGCAGCAACTTTATCATAAAGAAGTAGAAAAGCGTCTGCCGCTGTGACATTATGCATATCAATAGAATGAATAGTGGTATAACCAGCTCGAAGCAAAACACCATTAGCTGCCGCAACTACATCGTCATCAAAGTGCAGTGCGGTGGCCCCACGAGACCAGTGGTCTGCGACAGGCGCCGATATACCCCACTCAGCTATCACAGTACTTCCATCCTTTAATGACAGCGTACAGGCTTCATCAGAGTGCCCTGATACGCTGGTTATAACATGACTAACATTAGACGCAGCTGCGTGTGTCGCAGTTGCTCCTGATGTGGTTCCGGCAGTAGTCTCATCCCACGCTTTACTTAGATCAATCTGAGTGGCCATTATTAAACTCCTACAGTGTTTAACATCTCATTAAGCCTATGCTCATAGGTGTGTGAACTTCTAACCAGCTTGTGTCCCTCTTTAGCTATCTTCTCTCGTTCCATAGGGTTCTTCAAGGCCCAGCTAATAACGGATACAGCCTCTTCCTCACCCTCGTACCCTAAGAAATGCTTCCCCTCCTCAAACCCCAGCTCATCCCAACCTACGACATTTCTATTAGTAGCCAAACAATTGCCGTAGCTAAGAACCTCAAAGAAACGCATGTTTAGATCATCCCGAACTGAGACGTTAAACCCAACCCTGGCTCTCGCATAGCGCAAGGCAGCCTGCTCAAAGAATGTGCCATAGGCATACCAGCTGTTCGGAAAGGCCTTAAAGACAGTATCCAAGTACTTCATTCTGTTATTAAAGCCTTCATCGTCAGGATTAAAGGTGGACCCCATGTGGCCTACAAAAGCTACATCATGTATCTTCTGCAGACCAAAAGGCCCAAAGAAATCCTTCGGCAGATCACTCTTATGATTCTGCAGCTCTCCATAGCTTGGGTCTACATTGGGCATACAAGCGAGAGGAAGCCAGTAGACATTCTCTACTCCATCCTTCCTCATCTTCTCCACATCCGGCTTCTGGCACAAGAATACAGATTCGAATTTCTTAGCCCACTCCAGCCTTATGTCATAACCTAAATGCGTGTCCACCAACCAACAAGCATTCGGGCTAGGAAGTTCCGGCATTGGTATTTCATCCCTGCCGTCGTCAATGTATAACCAAAAATCGTGCTTGTCATAGTCAGGCTCCACATTCCACGGTCTGTTATATCGAACCATACCAGAGTCCTTATATCCCATCCGGAAGAAGGTCTCTGTTACCCTCCGAGCTGTCCCGTTATTTCTAATCTCCGCGTTGTATATAAGGGCGGGACTCTTCATACCAAAACCTCCTCAAGCAAAGTAGTGCCGTTCTCACTACCTACTAAGCTCTCCTCCTCCCCGCCTTCTGGATAAGTCCAGTATGCCCGTAGGCACTTCTCCCAATTAAGAGCCCCATGCTTTTCTATAATAGCATTGTTTGTTACTTCTTGGGACCAGTCGGAGTCCCATCCCTCACCAAATAGCCTGGTTCCGGTTTGCTGTCCTATATGGTGTAAGTACGCCCGTCTATCAATCCGTAGAGGATAGCCAGCCTTGCGGAGTCTAATACTAAGATCGAAGTCATCGCCTCCTGGAAGGTCGGCATCTAGGCCACCAACATCCTTTAGTACTTCCGTTTTCAGAACCATACAAAAGCCGATAAGCAAAGTAGTATCACAAACATCTGGTATATTAGTCAGATGTATATTCTGGCATCCAGAAACAAAATTGCTGCTTGGCCCTACAGCTCCCGCCCCCTGTTCTAGATGTCTAATTAGTCTGCCCCAGAAATCCTGCTGGCCTGGAATAAATAGCACATCATCGTTTAGCATGCAATAGTATTGAGTATCACAAGATTCTAGGGCCTTATTATGTGCTCTCATCCACCCCAAATTCTCGTTAGGCTCTATAACGCTTATAAGACCCTTACTCTCAGACTTAATTGTCCTCTTGACTACCCCGTCACCGCCATTATCAACCAGCACAATATTAAAGGAATACTTCGTGTTAAAGCACAGGGACTCAAGACACCTCTTTAACATCTCAGGATTATTCCAGGTAGGTATTACTATCGTAAGTTCCGTGCTCATACTACAGCTCCTGCCAAATCGGTGACCACGGCCTTACCATTCACAACATCCTTCATACAATCACCAAACGTATCAACATACGCTTCTTTTTCTGTCTCCCGCGAAGCCCAGTACGCACCCTCATTTGCCCAGCTAGGGGCATAAGCAAGATGGTCTGTCTTTACACTTGTATCTACATACCTTTCTATGTTAAACTCTTTACACCTATAACTGAAGAAGTAGTCCTCCCCACACCCTGTGCTCATAAACCAAGGCTTAGGAATCTGCTTAAAAACCCTCATATCATACAAGCAAACCGCAGCGCCTAAAGCCAACTCACCACCAATATCCTCACTTCCTACCAACTGGTCTTTAGGATAGTCCATAACTATCTCGTTCTTCTCTATTACCTTGCTATTGTTAGCATTATCCCACCGTTCCGTCAAACGGAACATGACTGGGAATATAGGGTGCCTAGACGTAAAAGCCAGCGCACTTGTAACAGGCTTCTGGCGTCGCCAAAGGCGGAGAAAGGCGTCCTTCTCAAACCTCATGTCATCATCCCACCAGAAGAGATAATCAGCATCTATGTTTACGGCAGCATCGACTATGTTCTCCCTGGCCAGGCCAACCAAAGAGGTTCGACTATAGTTAACCAGATATATCTCCAGCTTCCCTATCTTCTCCCACTCCTCCATCGTTGGGTCAGCCAAGACCTTATCGTATCCACTTTCATCCAAGCTCGGCAGCTTTCTTAACATATCCTCAGCATCCTGGAAGGGCATAGCATCTACCCACATACTCCGCTCTCGCAGGGCACCAAAGTACATCATTTGGTCAAAGTACAGAGGGAACGTGTGATCATCAGGCCCTGTGTACCAAGGCATTCCTAAAACCAGCCTCATTATGCCGCCTTTCTTTCTTCCATAACGTCGAGGAACCACTCCCCTAAAGTGCGCCTCCGCAACAATCCTAACTTCATTTTGGAAAACTCAAGTATACTACCTCTATGCAGCACCTCCATTCGGTGGCCTAAGTGGTGCTTTTTAACCTTCGCAGGGGAACTCTTCAACCACATAGCGCGACCACAAGAGCACCTCACAAGAGTATCATTTTCTGCCGTACTTTCATGAGGTCTTAGCCAGCCTAACACAAAACAGTCCCCCCTTTCACGTTTGTGGGAGAGAGCCTATTAAAGCCCTCCCCCACAGTACACTACATCGCTCGAATGAAAACGTGATTCGCGTAGCCAACTCCTGCGCCAGTAAGATTAGCACTCAACAGAGCACCTTGGCCAGTTGCTTGACCCCCACCAATCGTGTCCAGAGCAATAACACCGCCAAACTGGGCATGGGCTCCAACACTATTGAAGCCTAAGGTAGTCAGGTCAGGTATCATCGGCTCCCCTGGATTGATTGTAACTGCAGCTGCTAAAGGCGCAATCAGAAGACTCTCGTGGTAACCATATATCTGTGCAATTCCAACATCACCAGCGGCAACGTCTTCATAGGACACACCAATAAAGTTACCCCCGCTAACACTGACCGTAGCTTTAGTGTTAGCCGGCTTAGATACCGCCTCATTATTCCCAACACTGGTAGTGTTATTAGCCGCAAAAATCTTGTTAACCGGCGCGTGCGCCGTTACAGTTTGCCCATCCGAGTTGGTGAAGTTTATCCACACCCTCTCGTGTTCAGTTCTATGGGCAGTTTGCATCCACATAGTTTTTCTCCTTACCAGTTATGCGTACTGGACGTTGAATCGAAAAGTTCCAGTGCCTACTTCAGAGTCTACCGCTAGAGATCCCTGTGTTGCGGTAGAGAAGTCGGCAGCGAGGTTGATACCACATCTAAAAGCGGCAACTGCATCCTCGGGAACAAGTTGGGCATTTACAATGTGGTGCTTAGTTCCCAAGATAGCAAAGACTCGAGGTGTCGTATCAGCCTCCAGCGTCCCATGAATTTCAAAAAGATTACCCGCTATACGAACAGGGGCGCTGTCATAGTTAATATCACCGACGGCCATCTCTAAAACCTCCTATTAAGTAGCACCAGTCCACTTACCAAGACCGGAGCGAAGGTTAGTAGCCATATTACCCTGCCACAGAACTGGAGCGATAAAAGCATCCTGGTTAACAGGAGTCTGCAAACCACTCTCAGGCATGGTAAAGTTAGCATCGCGATGCGCGAAAGCAAAGATGTGGTTAGAGTTCAGAACGTAGCCAATACCGGACTGACACTTAGGATCCCACATAATGCTAGCACCACGATACTTAGGCTTGGCTGACAGATCAGCCTCTTCTCCACCAGAATAGCGGATAGCTGGAATGACCAAACCTTCCAGTGTCTCAGCCAGCGTCTGCGTGGTAAAGATAGCGTCAGGCTGTCCCTCTACACCCGCGACCTTGATACAGTCGTTGTAGAGCGTACGCACGTTTGACAGCAGATTAGCCGCAGGATTACCAACACTAGCTGCGAGCTGGTTCCGCCACTTATCATTGTCGCCAAAGTTAATGCTCGCGTACGTACCCGAAGTATTAGTCGTTGCGATCATAGCCGCAAGACCAGTTGTCTGCTTACTTCCATCAGAAGTACCATCACTAAAAGCATCCGTAGCGAGGTTATCGCCGAGGGTAGCTTCGGCCTGCATGATCTTGTCCTTCAGAAGGTCACGAATGCGACTCTCACCTTGATTGCTCCGCTTCTCCAGACCGTTAATCAGGATGGTAGTTGCCGCCTGTTTCCAGTCGAAGAACGCATTGGTGATACCTTCGTAACCAGTCGGATCAAGAACCTCCGACCCAGAGTAGCGCTTAAAGTTTCCACTTCCCTGGTGCATCATCGGGAGCTTAATACGCTCGCCGCCTGTCAAAACCTTCAAACGATTCTTAGCCCTAATCCACTTCCAAAACTCCGAACGATTATGCACCTGGTCACGGAGCTTCCCGCTTTCCAGATACTTCATCGTTGTAGATGAGAGGAGAGGACCCCAAACTAGAGTCGGATCACCAACTCGTGCCATTTTAATTCATCCTATTTTAAAAGAGCTTACGCTCTTATCTAGTTAACTCGTGCTTGGACTCAATCCATGCGCGATCCAAAACGTCACTAGCAGAATCGCCTCGAGAGGCGCTGTATATTCTAGACCCTGAAGAGCTACCCGCCGACCGTCTGACCACATTCGCCTTATTAGAAGCACGCTGCCGACCACTAGAGCGCATACCGGTAGTACGCCTCGTAGTATCAGCTGCCACCTCTGGATGTGCCAAGAGGAATAGGTCTCTAGTCGTGATACCTTTAGCAGGATCAGTTATCTCCTCAAGCTTTGCTTGCATAGCGCGCTGGGCAGACGGATCAACTGTAACTTGCCCAGCCTCGTCTACTGTCCCAAAAGCGTCCCCATAAAGTTTAGCGGCGTCCAAGGTAGCCTGTTCTGCCAGCGCCTCGGAACTATCACTAGCCTCTCTGGTTTCCCGCTCACCTTCAGAAGTATAACCTAGAGTATTCGCAAGAAGTTTGAAAGTTTCAACATGCTGTTCGTTAAGGCCAGCATTAGCAAGTTTATCTTCCTCACTAGGCTCTTGCTCAGCCACGCCCTCTCCAGTTATACCTTTACGCATCTCAAGGAGTTCTTCCCTAATAGCTAGGTTAGAATCTCGAAGCTCATGCCAATCATTTTGATTCTGCGCCATCCTCCGCTGCATAGCTCTAACAACCCTTGCAGCTGAAGGATCTTGTTCGTCCAGCCTACCAAGGACAACATCTGTACCTTCTGCCGCAACCTCAGAGGAAGCATCGCCAGCCGACACATCCTCATCATCTGCAGTGTCCCCAGTTTCATCATCCAGCCCTTCCATCAAGCCTTCCTCGTCAAGATCGTCCTCACCCCACTGCTCTGCCTGATCATCAAGCAGATCAGAGTAGGATTGTTCGTCACTGCCAAGTTGGCCCGAAGTTGATTCACTCATCTTTCTCCGCCTTTCCGGTAGGAGTTACCAGCCTCATCTTTCCGTGATTGCTTCTGCCCACGCCTTCTCAAAAGATTTCTCACTATCTCCCTTGGAAGCTGATGCATTAGGCAGTTCTCTAAAGTTTACGCTTTCCGAGATATCACCACCACTATCAACTACTTGAACAATTTGCTCTGTTTCCTCTTTAGCCTCCATCCTTCGTATTCCCTGAGGCTCCTGCTTCTCTATCTTTACCTTAGCCTTCTCATCGAAGTTCCTTCCCCCATGCACCTTATCTCCTGACTCCACCACATTCAGCTCCTTCATTATAGCCTTTCTATCTTCAGAGCTATATACATCAGAGCCCAGACCCTCATCATAGTAGGCCTCGAAAACATCAGCTCTAAATGTCTCAGGCCTCCGCATTTTGGCAGCTCCAGAACTGCAAGAACACGGGACGGCCTTCTTACGATCTTCCACATCCCTTAGAAGATCGACAGACTCGTTACAGGAGGAGCACTGGTAGGTGTAGATTGGCATGTCTATACTTGTCTGTTCCGCTGCCGCCTACCCCGTTGGCGCATTG